ATATTGTATTATGTACTTGTTAGGAAGTACATCGAAGAAAGGAAAGGCAATGAGCAAGATCAAGAACCAGTACGGCGAGGAAATCAACCTTGAAGCAGCAGCAATGATCATGGATATCGAGCTTTGCGAGGAAGTCCACGCAATGAATCTTGGAACGGATCAGGAGTGGTGGGATGAGTATTGCAGCCGCCATGAAGCGAAGTACGGTGACGAGTTCGAGCCGAACAAGCTGAACGGCCAATGGTAAATGAAAGCCGCCCCGCTTCGGCGGGGCATCGAGGAAGGAAGCATCATGGAGAAGCGCATCGAGCGCATCAAGGCGGAGATCGCCGAACTGGTCGAGGACTTGGAGGACGCGTACATGGACGAGGGGCTGAACCTTGCCATAGCTAGCGGAAAGGTGCTTAGAGACCTGGGCGAGGCCGAGCGGAAGGCGCGTGAGAACCTGTACGCGATCTACCGATAAAGCACGACCTGGACGCGATCTTCGACCGGGCATTCGAGTACGACACGGAGGGGGAAAGAAGGGGGCCGAGGCCCCCTTCTTGTCAGAAGGTGCCAGCGTTGAGCCTCCGCTGCATTTCCCGCACGCACGCTGACGGGCGGGACAGCACGCCGTCCTGCTCGGTGCCGAGGTAACGCTGCAAGGCGCGGCACGTGTTCGGCCCGAAGTAGCGGTCTGCCTCCACGCCCACCTTGGACTGGAGCGCGGCGATCACGTCGGAGCCGCCCCGGCCCACCTGCCAGGCGGTGGAGGGCACTCCGCCGATTGCCGACATGTCGCGGCTGTCCTGGTTGGACACCACGCCGTCCTGGTCGGTGCCGAGAGCAGCCTGCAAGGCCCTCACCGTGGCAGGCCCCCACCATCCGTCCACGTCGATCTTTCCCGGCTGCGGCCTGCTTTCCGAAGCGGTGTCCCAATATGGGGACACCACGCCCGCAACGACCGAGTAGTCCCGCGTGCGCCTCCACACGCCGTTGCCGTTGGACTGCTTGCCTGCTGCGGAGCCCGAAGTGTTGCCCTCGATGGTCTGCAGGTACGTGCCATAGTTTTTCTCCACGATCCCCACATGGTCTGTTGCCGCGCTGGAAAAGTTCCAGTCGAACACCACGATGTCGCCCGGGCCAGCGTGCCCCGCGTCGGTCACGCGCCCGACCTTGCGCGCGGCTGCCAGGGTCGAGTCCGTGTTGTAGGACGGCGCGCCCGGGAAGTCGACTCCCGCCTGGGCGAACACCCACGACACGAAGATCATGCACCACCACACCTCGGTGGACGGGCCTGCAAGCCAGGATTCGCCCGTCACGTCGGCCATCCATCGTCCGTACTTGCTTCCCGGCTGCGGGTCGTCCGGAGCATAGTACCCTATCTCTCCGGCAGCGATGCGCAGCACGTCATTCGGCGTCCCCATGGTCGATCACCTCCACTTCCGCAACGTCCTCCGTCTCGATGCTGTTTCTGGGGTCGGGCAGCCCCGCGCCCTCCGGGATCTCCCCGCTCATCTCGTCCCCTTCCCTTTGATGCCGTCCAGGACGCGCTGCGCGTCCTGCGCGGCCTTGGTCACGTTGTTGTTCTTCCACCAGCTCCACACGCCCGTCGCCGCCGCCACGACGCACAGCGCCACCGTGGCAAGCGAGTCCGCGTCGAGCGCCAGCCCGAAGCCCGCCGCGATTGTGGCGGCGAGCTGGCAGGCGAGGCGCACGGCCGCCATTGCCCTGTCGATGCTCCATCCCTCTTTCATTCCGTTCCTCCGATCTTCGTGTCCTCCACGTGGCAGTCGAGTATCTCCTCGTACAGCTGCGTGCCGGTGCCGTTGCCGCCCAGGGCGTGGTACGCCCTGTACACCTGCCCCGCATGCTCCTTGATCATCACGGGGCAGTAGCCGAGGTCGACCACGTAGTCCTTGTGCAGCGTGATCAGCTCCTGGCGCATGAGCGCCCGCATGCCCTGCTCCATGGCGTCGCCCTTGGCGCTCCTGCGCTTGCAGCTCGCCACGACGGCGCCGACGAGCGCGCCTATGACGCTCGTAGCCGCCCATCCGGCGACCTGCACGGCCAATCCGTCCATCGCGTCACCTCCTTCGGCATCCTTCCGAACCCGTCACTTCCACCGCCCTCTCGCAGAGAGGCAGAACATTATCTGACTCGATACGACGCCGTTGAAGACGCATCCGACGCCCATCTGGGACGCCGCCACGGCGGTCGGCGTCGCGAAGCCGTACCGATTCGCGGCGAGCGACGCCTCGACCGTCGGTGACTCCGAGGCGGGCAGGTGCAGGTGCGCGGCACCTCGGCGGGAAGCGTGCTCAACGCCACGGCATCGTGGGCCGTCTAGGGCGTGATCACTTCCAGCTCCCGAACACGCGCATGTAGGCGGCAAAGGTGTCTCCTATGACGGATTCCCCCAGCGTGGCGATGTAGGGCTTCACGGCGGCGGTGGAAATCGACTTGATGCCGCACTGCATCCACAGCTTGTTGCCCGCAGACTGGAACAGGGCGCCATCGACCGACACGAAGCCGGGAGGGAGGCTCACGTTGTAGCATTCCGAAAAGTACCCGCCGCCCCATGCGGTCTGCTTCTCGATGTAGAGCGTCGTTGCGGCCTCCATCACGCACGAGCCGTCTGGCCACTTGCGGATTTTCCAGCCGCCGTACTCGCCCGTCTCGGGCTGCGCGTCTGCCAAGGGCGCGACCGTCTGGAAGAGCCGCACCGGGTCGCCGACCGTGATGCCGTCGAGCGGTATCCTCCACAGCGGCATGTCTACCGGGCTGTCGCCGTCGAGGATGGAGCCCTCGTTGATGGCGGGGTCTGCGGGTTCGGACGCGGCAGGCGCCCCCTTGACCACGACGAGCTCGGCGCTCTCGGTCTTGGACGAGGGCTCGAGCGCGTACCTCACGACCACCAGGTCGTTTCGGTACTGCGCCTGCGTGCCGTTGTCTATCGTGAGGTCGATCCCCCCGGCGGGGACCTCGAAGTCGCGCCCATTGAACGAGCCGAACCCCGGGGAGATATGGCAGGTGTTCGCGTTCGTCATGGTCGCGTCGAGGCCGGACATGACGTAGCATCCATCCCCCACGATCCCCGAGTTGAAGTTCCCGGCCTGGGCGCTCGTCACGTGCGTCTCGCCCCACCTGCCGGTCACGAGGATGTTGTCAGACATCGGAACCTCCCATGAACTCGGCGAACTCCTTGTCTTGCGCCTCGACAAGCTTCTGGTAGTCGGAGAAGCACTTGTTGCAAAAAAGACGCGTCACCGACTGGCCGTTCCGGTCGGTCTGCCTGACCTCGTACCAGCCATCGGCCTCCGGCTCGTCGTCTCGGGCGAATGCCGTGTGCCTCCTGTCACGGTCGCACGTGTAGAGCGTGTAGCCTGATATCTTCGCCATCAGTCAACCTCCTATCGGGCGCACGTCGCCCAGCGTGTAGCTCACGGTCGGCACGCCCGTCGAGGAGACGGACGCGACGATCTTGGTCACGGGCGCGGTGAGCCCGAACCCCGTCTCCGGCACCAGGAATCCTACCGAGTCCCCTATGTGCAGGTCCTGCCACTTCGGCGCGTTGAGCGATGCCGAAGCTGCGGCCTCCTGGTACTCTTCGAGCCTCTTGGTGCCGTCCTCGATAAGTCTCTCCCGGTCGGCGGTCGTGAAGCCGTAGAGCTCGGCCACCTCGTCTATTCCGAAAAGGCTCTGCGTCTGCGATACGTTCCCGGCCTCGTCGGCGTAGAGGTCGACGAGCGTGCGCTCGCCCTCCTGGCCTTCCCCGGCGCACACAAGGTGGTTCACCGGCCGCGTGTCGAGGGATGCCGAGAAGCCGAGCGAGCCGCGCCCGGTCTCGCTCGCGGAAAGAGCGGGGACGGCGGACAGCTCGACCGACCCGCCGCGCCGCTCGACCTCCAGGCGCGCGCCGACCGACGCCAGGGAGTCTTTGAGCGCCGTGTAGGCGTCGGCGTAGCGCGCCACGTCGTAGCCGAGCGTCATGCCGGATTTGGCCTGCGACGCCGTGAAGACTCCGGAGAGCCCCTGGCGCTCTATCAATGCGCCTATCGCCTGGTTGGCCTCGCCCTCCATGCGGTAGGCATCATCCCCGTCCGGCATGACGACCGAGTGCGACAGGATGCCGTGCCACGTCCTTCCAGTCCATTTCGACACCGGGACATCCCCGGTCGCGTCCACTCCGGAGCCGTCCACGACGCCGCCCCATTCCGTCCCCTCGATCCAGACGTAGCCGTGAAGCGGCAAAGAATCCGTCTCGGCCAGCTCGATCTCGAAGTCGTTCTCGTCGGCCCCGTAGGCGAGGTCGAAGGCGAACGCCCGCTTGACGCCGAGCCGCCTGCCGGCCTGGTCGGCGTACACGAGCTCTAGGCGGTCCATACGCGCTCGTCCCTCCTGACCTTGACCGAAAGGTCGAAGCCGAACGTGCCGTCCCAGCTCACCTGCTGGTCGCCAGACGGTATCGGCTCGAATATGTAGTCGCCCGAACCGCGTCCGGAGTCAGGCGTGTCCCCGAAGGCGTTCGTCTGCGCGCCATGAGAATCCGACAGCGTGACCGTCCCGGCCTCGCTGTCGATCACCAGCAGCCCGCCCGACGGGACGTCGACCGAGGCTTCGTAGCGATTGCCGCCTATGATCACGTAGGGGTTTGTAGCGGGGCCGTATATCGTGAGCACGAAATCCGCCGGGTAGGGGCTCGCGTTCGATACGAACCCCGCCTGCCCCTGCCCCCCGTAGTCGAAGGGGAAGTCATGAGGGTAGTCGAGGGCGCTGCCTGCCTCGGCCACGGGGAAGAACGACTGCTTGGCCTCGCGCGTCCAGAACGGCCGGGGGCTTCTGAAAGAGAGCGTCATGGCGACCGGGCCGTCCGAGCGCCACCAGCGCGCCTTCTCGGACTTGACCAAGGCGGCCGGCATCGACCAGTCGCCCATGACGAGCTGCCCGGTCGCGTCGTTCGCCAAATCGTATGCCGCGACGTCGTAGAGCGCGTCCATCGCCTGGTACGGCGGCGCCTGGAACGTGAGCGTCACCGGAACCGATACGGTGCGCGCCGAGCGCGTGTACGCCGCAGTCTCGCCGTTGAGCTCCAAGACGGACGCCTCCCAATCCCACACAGTGTCCGGTACGGGATGCACGCCTGCCGCGTCGAAGTCGAACGCGTCGCCCTTCGAGTTGACGTACCTGAGGCCGGTTATCATGCCGGGACCACCTCCCGAACCGCGCGGGCGAACTCGCGCCCGTTGACCGTCATGGAAGACGGCGAGTTGTCGCGGATCATCCTGGGCAGCGAATCGAGCAGCTCGACTAGGATGGCGTCGGTGCGCGACATCTGCGTCCCGTCGTAGGCGCGCATCGAGACTCCTCCGAATGCTGATGCGCCGTACACGTCGGACATCGCCGATCTCATCGCGCCGACGGCAGTAGGAGTCGCGCACGATATGCCGGCCGCGAGCCCTTCGACCATGGATTCGCCGCTATAGACGGTCCACCCCCGACCCGAGAACGGCCCCTTCTTCGCCGGAGAGAAAGGCAGGTACTTCCTCACTTCGTCGAGGACGCCGCCGATGGCGCCGGTCACGTTGTCTACCGCGCCCTTTATGCCGTCGGCGAGGCCGTTGACGATCGACTCCCCCGCGTTCTTGAGCCAGTCGCCGGCGTCTGTGAAGAAGCCGGTTATCCCGTCCTTGATGCCCGTCACGGTATCGGTGACCGATTTGACGGCATCCTCCACCCCGCTCTTTATCCCCTCCCATATATCGGAGAAGAAAGAGCTTATGCCGTCCCATACGGTGTTCCATACGTTCTGTATCGTCTCGAGCGCGCCGCCTATGACTGTCGATACGGTGTTCATCACCGTCGTGACGACGGAGGATATCCCGTTCCAAATCGTCCAGAACACGTTCTGTATGTTAGTCCACGCCGCCCCCCAGTCACCGCTGATGAGCGCGGTGACCGTGCCTATGATGCCCTGGATTACGCCCATAACCGTGCCGACGACCGTGGATATCACGCTGAACGCGTTCGTCACGACGGTCGAAAGCGCGTTCCACATCGGCATGAAGGTGACTGAGAACCATTCGATGAAGTCTGACAGTATCGGCTGCACGACGTCGACAAACTCGCTTATCTTGTCGAATATGCCTTGAAGACCGGGCATCACCGTGTCTGCCAGCGTCGTCGCGAAGTCCCCGAACGCGGTCCCCATGTCGGCGACCATCGGCCCCACCGTCTCTATGATCGGCGCTAGTATCTCGCCTAGGTTCTCGCCTATGGTGCCTATCATGTCTGCGGCCGACTGGAGCATCGGCATGAGGTTCGCCTGCACCGTGTCGCTGAAATTCTGGAACGAATCGACGACCGGCTGAAACTTCGGGAGAAGTTCTCCAAGAACTGGGGCCAGGTTGTCGCGGATCGAAGCGGCCGCGTCGATTAGCGGCTGCGCGAGCGCCTGCGGGTCGAACCCAGCGCCCTCAAGCCACGCGGAACTCTGCTCGTCGATGATCGCCTGTGCCTGCGACAGCTGCTCGGGAAGCCCCTGGATCGCTTCTGCTACCGCCGATATGGTGTCCGTGACCATCGGCTTCACTGCGTCGAGCGCCTGCGAGCCGACTCCGACAACCGCCGCCTGAAGGTTTCCGAGCGCGCCTTCTATGGTCTCGGTCGATGTCGCCGCCTCTTCCGCGACGTCGGACATGCCGAGCTTCTGCACGGCGTCGAAGAACTCGTCGGCGGAAATCTCGCCGCTTTCCATGGCGTCGCGGAAGTTGCCCTCGAATGCCCCCGCCTCGCGCATCGCGTCTTGCAGAGCACCTGAAGCTCCCGGTATCGCGTCGGTGAGCTGGTTCCAATTCTCCGTCATGAGACGCCCGGAGCCTGCCGTCTGCGTCATGACCATACCGACGCTTCTGAACGTGTCGGCGTTGCCGCCGGCGACGGCGTTGAGGTTTCCGGCGGCCTCGGCGAGCTCCGCGAAGCCCTCGACTCCGTTGGATGCGAGCTGGGCGGTGACGTTCCTGATGTCGTCCAGGTCGTACACCGTCTGATCGGCGTACTCCTGCGTAGATTTCGTCAGGTCTTCGATCACAGAGGAGTCGAGACCGGCGAATTCCAGCGTCGTCCCGAATTTCTGGGCGCTGTCAGACGCAGCGGCCATCTCGCCTGTAAGGTCGATGACGGAGCCGATGAGCATGTCCACCGCGCTTGCCGCGACGCCGCCGAACGCGCCCGCTATGGCCGCCGAGCTGGCAGATATTCCGCTGGCTGCGCCATTCCCTATCTGCTCCCCCATCCGCCTGCCGGTCGGAGCGAGATTGACGCCTCCGATGCCTGCCGTGACGTGCGAGGCGAATCCTTTCATGCTCGGCACGACCGAGACGTAGTACGTCCCTACGTTAGCCATCTCTCACCTTCTTTCCTCCGGTATGCCGAGAGCGTCGGCGACGCGCCTCATCTCCGCAGCGCTCGCCACGCTCGTTTTTCCGGCATGCTTCGGAGGCTGAAGCCTCCTAGGCTTCGGGCCTTTCCCCGAATAGAACGCGCACCTGATGTCGTATTCGATCTCGGCGAGAAGATGGGCCGATATAGGCCACTCCTGTTGCGGGTCGATCTCCCTCCGAAGAGCCGACCCCCACGGCAGGTGCTCCGCCAGGGCGGCCGCGTGCTCGACCGAATAGGACTTGCCCATGTCGTCTATGTCCAGCCCGTAGAATCGCTGGAAGTCCGCCCGAAGCGCGCCCTCGTGCTCTGCCAGCGCGGAGGCCAGCGCTAGGAGTTTTTTCCCTTCGCCGCCTCGATGGCAGCCGATGCCAGCCGGGCCATCTCCTCCATGTCGTCGCCTAGATCCTCGGCGTACTCGTCGGCCTTCCCTGAGAACAGCCTGTCGAACGCGGCGAACATCTCCCTGCCGCCGGTTACCATGCCCTTTATGACGCTCCACGATACCGCCGCCTGAGAATCGGCCTCGAATTCTTTTCCGGCGAACTCGAAAGCGACTATATCCTTCTCGCTCATTCGGCCTCCGTCTCGGTGCTGTCGATGTAGTCAACCCAGTACGACCCGGTTGTCGAGCCGAGCGACACCGACATCGTGATCTCGCGGCCTACAAGGTCGCTGTAGACGACCGTCATGTCGCCAAGCTCGCCGAGCTTGACCTGCTCCCCTACCCTGCGCCACTTGCGCCCGTTCTTGAGCAGCAGCTCGAAAACGACGGAATGGGCCTCGGAAGACGGCCCCTTGTCATAAGCCGTGATCATGCCCGCCGTATCGCTGACGTTTTCCGTGCCTCGCGTGATGGCGAGCGTGTCCTTCTTGATTTCTCGGAGAACGACGGTGAACGTCTTTTCGACTGCTCCGCTCGACGTCTCTATGGTGTCGCCGTTCATGTCCTGGAACGTCTCGGTGTCGGCGCTGTCTGCGAACGTGATGCCGTCGTCGCCGAGGTAGCCCATGTTGAGGAATGCGGCGTTGAGCTCGGTCGTGTTGTCGGTCGGCAGCGCCGTCCCCAACGGGGCAACGAACATGTAGCCTCCCGCGACGCCCTTCCCGACGCTGACGTTCTCTGCGTTGTTGGCCGTAGACGCCATAACAACACCTCTCTTTCATTTTGCCAGGCTCGCATGCCTGCGCTACTTGTTTGCGTAGATGTCGCAGCTCACGACGTATCGAGGCGTTCCGCTCTCGATGTCCGGGCTGCTGTATATTGTCGTGACGGAAACGTGCGCGATATCCAGACGTCGCCCGGGCATGGCCTCCATGGCGGACGCGACGTCGAGCGACAGGGATTCCGCGACATGCTGGCTGGGAGCCCAGCAGTCGATGTCTACTGACGGAGATCGCTGGAAACGGCTCTCGGCGGTGCATCCTATAAGCTCGACGACTGCGAACGGTCGCGGGGGTTCGTCTTCGGTCGGCCTTTTCGATGGGACTTCGCGATATGCCGTTATCCCAAGGCCGAGTTCGTTCAGATAGTCGACGACTGATCGTGTGTAGTCCATGGCACCACCTACAAGGACTTGAGGGCTTTCGCAAGCGTCTTGTTCTTGGCCTGCGACCTTCTGGCGTGGTCTGTCTGTGTCCTGATTGCTCGGCCGTGTCCGCCTGTTTTAGTCGTGAACACTGCGACGTCGTAGTCGTCTAGTCGGTATCCCTCGTCGCTGTCGAGCATGCCTTTTGCTGCTTTCACGATGGCGTCGGCCTTCGCCTGCACCTCCGACTGGACGGCGACGCTGTTCAGAACCTGCCTGTACCCTCTGAGGTCGGCCACGAACCTCCCAGCCCTAGCCATCGACCGCCTCCACCTCGACCGTGCGGTTCAGCGACCCCGGGACGTTTTCTGCCGTTAGCGGCTGCGGATCGCCTATCACTGCGTACTTCTTGCCGCGCACGGAGACGCGGCACCCCCGGAGGGACGCCGTGAAGGTCTTCGGGAATCCGAGGGTCAGGGCGACGCGCGTGCCGTCCGGCCGCGTCGAGTCCGTCACGTCGGAGGTCGCCCCCGGCGCGACCGCCACCCCCGGCACCTGCGCCTCCGACCACGCGACGGAAGCCTCCATGTGCTCGTCGTAGGTCGTTGTCGGTGTGAGCACCGTGACCGTCTCGTACGCTATGAGGCCGAAGTCCGGCATCGGCGCGATCACGAAGCATCACCGGCGTTCGAACCGTACCATCCGTCGACCAGCGGGGCGACCGATCCGATGCGCGAGCCGCCGATGCCGAGCATGCGGCGCTCCTCCGCGTAGAGCCGGAAGCCTCCGCCCGGGTTGTAGATAGAGGCCGACGCCGAGTAGCCGTCCGCGCCCTGGGACACGCTGGAGAAGCCCGCGTAGGCGTCCGCCGACTGGGCGCGGTGGACGACGAGGCACGTGACGTACGTGAGCGCCGCCGCCTGAGAATCGTCGCCCGGATCTACCTCCACGCCCGCCCGCGCCATTTCGGCGGCCACGAAGAGCGATGCGTCGGAAAGCGCCGTCTCCAGCCTGTCCTCGTCCGCGACCTCGCCGTAGCGCGCCTCGTAGTCGGCGACGGTCGCGAAGGGCGTCACGACGCCCCCGCTATCGCTTCGAGCAGATGCGCCTTGTTGCCCTTCTTCGGCAGCTCGATTCCGCGCCGCTTCGCCCACAGCCTGATCTCGGCGATGGTCGATTCGGCGTTCGGCGCGTCCGCATGCGTCTCGGGCTCGTCCCGCCCTTCGGCCTCGTCCGCCTGCGTCTCGGGCTCTTCCTCGGGCTCCGGCCGGAATCCCTCGTCGAGCAGCGTGTAGCCCTGGACGATGCGCGCCGCCACCTTTGACGGGGCGACGTCGTGCACCGCGCCCGTGAAGGGCGCCGCCATCCGAACCATGTGCCCCTCCTTATGCCGCCGGATAGGTGTCCGTGAAGCGCGCGAAGCAGTCCTCGTCGGCGACGACGAAGCCGACCTCCATCTCGCAGCGAAGGGCGAACATGTTGCGCTGCCAGAGGTTGATGGAGTTGGTGCCGTCGTTGATCGTGGCCTGGTTGCTGTACTCGATCGTAACATCCTGGACGATTCCGTAGTAAGCCTTCGACCAGTCGCCGATGAAGCCGACGGTGTTCGCTGCGGAGCTGCCCGCCTTGTAGGCCGCATGGCGCGTGAGCGTCGGGATGCCGAAGAGCGGGCTGTTCGCTGCGTAGTTCGGGAAGATCGGCTCGCCCGAGCCGCTGTCGTAGCGCGCGGACATGACGATGCCGTTGCCCTGAGGGGACATGACGATGCCGTTCGCGTTGCCGCCCGCGACGGCGATGTCGTTGATGCCTCCGACGATCGCGCCGTAGGGGTCGGCCTGGAGGTCGATGGCGTCTGCGGCCGCGAGCGTGTCGAAGTTGGTTCCGGGTGCGGTGCCGAAGAACACCGTGCTGTCGAACTTCTGCGAGAGCGCGTAGGGAACGCGCTCGACGATGGCGTCGTAGAGCGCCGCCTCGTCGCGGCGGAACTGGTCGCTGAACGGGACGATGACGGCGAGCTTGTAGGGCTGCATTACCTTGTTCGCGAAGGTCGGCTCGCTGACCGTTTTCTCGGTGGATTCGACCGTCCATGCGGGTTCGGGGTCTCCCGTGATCACGTTCATGGTGATGCCCGAGCCTGGGATGACGAGGCGGTTGGCGAGCTGCATGACGGCAGAGCCTTCGCGAACGCCCTGGATGACGGTATCGACGAGCACGGAGGGAAGCGCAACTCCCGTGGTGCCTCGGTTGACGTCGATTTTCGTGGTGGAAAGTGCCATAGGTTGCTCCTATCTCTGGATTGCCTGGAAGAACTCGTGGAACGCCTGCTGCGGCGTGCTCGGCGACCCGCCCGGCTTCGCGCCGTCGGCCTTGAACACCTGGGCGGACGGCTGGCCTTCGGCGAACGCCTTTATGGCCTGCGCCTGGAGCTCCATCGCCTTGCGCTCGGCCTCGGTGAGGAGCGACGCGGGGATGCCGTACTTCTCGGACACCTCGGCGGCGTCCTTCGCCCGCTGCGCCTCGGCCTCGTACTCGGCGAGCCTTCGCTCGGCCTCGTCGGCGCGCTTCGTCTCCGCGTCGATGCGCTCGGCGTCGGTCATGGATTGGGCCGCCAGCTCGTCGTAGCGCTTCGCCTTGTCGGCGTTCGACTTCGAGCGGTCCTCCCACTTACGCGACTGCTTGCGCGCTTCCTCCAACTCGGCGGTGACGCGCTCGAATTCGGCCTTCCAGTCGGTATCGGGCTGTGCAGCCTGATCCTCGGTCGGCTTCTCGTCTGCCATAGCAGGCCCCTTTCTCCCGTGCGGGAATCGGTTGCGCCCCGTGCGGGGCAAAGAAAAAGCCCGCCGAAGCGGGCATGAAAAAAGCCCCGTGCGGGGCTTGATTCGGCTAGGTTAGGCTTTAGAAGCCCCTGCTTTCGCGAGCTTCTTCGCGTTCTTCGCGCTGTTCGCGTAACCGAGCATGATCTTCGATCGTTCTTCTTCGACCGTCGTTCCGCGCTTCTCTGCGCGCTCGGTCGCGATGTCGTCGATGCTCGATTGCCAACGGTCGTATATCTCGTCGGTGTCGTAGCCCTCCACGTCGTCGCCGTCCCACCCAGCCACCACGCGGCAAAAGCATCCGCTGTGATAGTGGTCGAGTTTCACGCCGCCCGCGCTCATCTTCGAGCTGTAAACGAAGCCACGGCTCGCGAGCATCAGGCAGAAGTCGCACGTTTCGGAGCCTTGCGGAACGCGCGCGAACTTCGGGTGGCGCGTGTCGTTCGCTCCGTTGCGGAACATGGAGTTGCCGGCCGAACGCTTCACCTCGTAATCCATCCGCTGAAGCACTTGATCGTTGAACTTCTCCACTTCGCCGCGCTCGACGAAGCGCACGAACGATCTGATCGCGCGATCTGTCTTTTCAGGTTCGTAGCCGCTTATGGCAACGGCGCCCATCGGCTCGCCGATGCAGAGCGTTCTACTCGCGTCATAGAAGTCGGCGGACGCCTGCGCCGCGAGCGTCGTGGCGTTCGAAAGCGCCATCTGCACCGCCTGCACGACGATCTCGCGTGCGGCTGTGATGTCCGACCAGTCGATCTGCTCCAAGACGAGCATCACCTGCCGCTGCGCCTGCGCGGAAACGCCGTTGATCTCGCGCGTCACGTAATCGAGAGCTTCGCGCGGGATGGTCGCCATTACACGCTACCTCCCATGATCGCCCTGAGCGCTGCGCTGTTGGCATTGGCCTCCATTTGCTGCATGACCTTCGCGCGCATATCTTCGGAGAATCCCAGATTCTCCCAGAAAACCTCCGTGTTAGCGAAGCTCGGCACCACGGACGCGATCTTGACCATGGCGTCCGCCTGCGAAGCGATGCTCGGCATGAGCGGATTCTTGAAGTTCGCCGCGATGGCGAGATCGTCATATTCCGAAAGCCTGACGTCGTTCTCGATCGCCAGCGCCATCTTCGCCACCGCCACAAGGGAGTCATTGTTGCCCTCATTGAGGTCGGTGACCTCCATGATGAGCGGCTCGTTCGCCTGCGTGATGGCCTCGGCGCTCGACGGGTTGTCGTGGATGACGCCGAGCTGCGAGACGGGGACGTTGGTCTCTCCGCTGAAACGCGCTGCCAGCGCCCGCATGTAGTCTGTGTGCGGCTGCATGGAGCCCTGCGAGAGCTGCCCGAAGGTCGGCGTCGAGCCGTCCTCGGTCTGGGAGACGGTGAAGATGTTGCCGATGTACGCCTCCCAGCGCGTGCGATTCCCGAAAGGGTCGTCGCCGACGCCGAGCAGGTACTTCTGGGGGCTGGTGAAGAACTCGGCGCTGATCTCGGTGCGCAGCGCCTCGCGCACGCCGCTGTCCGTGATGGACCGCACGGCGCGGGTGATGCGAGACTGGCCGAGAGGCTGGCTCTCGGTCGGGTTGTAGGCCATGGCCTCCATGAGCGGGCGGCCCATTCGGTGCGGCATGCGCTCGACGGAAAGCCCGTTTCGCCCGTCCACGTGGTAGGTTGCCTCGTCGGTGTAGAGCGCCAGCTCATCGGGCGCGCCGGAATCGTCGTAGTGCATGATGACGAGGCCGGACGATATGCGCCCGAGCCGCTCCGACCATTTGGCCGCGCCGTCCTCGGCGCTGTGGGTCACGACTATGACGGGCGGCTCTCCGGCCGCGCCCTTGGAGAGCGTCACGAAGTCGCAGCCCGCGATCAGCTCCGACTCGCACGCCTGCTTGTACTTGCGCTTGAGGTTGCACCGGCGCACGAGCCGGTCGATCTGCGCTGAAAGCTCCTCGTCGCCCACCGTGAAGCCGTCGAATCGGCTGCGCGAGGCCATGGCGGAGACTGCCTTCTTCGGCCAGCCCACGACGGTCTCGATGCTGCGCAGCGACGGAGGGATGGAGATGCCGAGGTCCTTCAGCACGTTCTCGCCCTCGTAGTAGCGGCGGCGCAGCCTGTTCTTCGCGAGATGCGACGCCCATACGTCCAGAAGCCCGTCGATCTCCTCGGCGATGCCGTACTCGTCGCCAGACAGCACGAGCGCCGAGACGATCATGCGGCTGTCGTGCTTGAGGCGGTGCGACGGCGGCGCGCCTAGGTGCCAGGTATTCGGCTGCTCCATCAGTAAACCACCGCCTTGCGTCCAGGTCGTCTCTTGGTCGTCTTGGCCTGCCAGAGGGCAAGCGCGCATGCCTCGATGAGCGTCGCGTCCGCTCCGCCTGCATCCTCGAAGCCAACGCCGTCGCTTCCGATGCGACGTCTGGCGGTGAGGGTCGCGGAGGCGCTCAGCTCCTCCTGCCCGTAATGGGCGAGGTCATGCTCGGCCACGGCGTTCATGAGCATCGACACGGCCTTGGCCATGTCGCGCGAACCCGCCGTGACGATTGCCCTCTTGGGGAAGCCCACGTCTGCGAGCCTCGTGGTGAGCGCCGCAGTGCTGCCGCCGTCGATGGCGACGGTCGCGATCTTTTCGCGCCTCGCGTCCAGCCACGCGGCAACCCAGCCGACGCCTTCGGATAGCGGGCGCGTGTCCACCCACTCCACGTAGGGCGATCCGTCGGATGGGCGCAGGCAGTACGCCAGCGTCGCGCGGTCGGGGCCGAACTTGACGCCCGCGCACGTGACGAGCGGATTGGGCGGGTCGTCGGTCTCGCAGAGCGCCCATGCCTCGGCGTCGATGACGTGCTCCACGGACCTCTCCACGGGAGCCCACCACCCCAGGCGCTCGCGCGCGAACTTGTCGGCGGCCATGTCCAACGCCTCCGCCTCGATGGTTGATTCCAGTACCAGGATGCCGAGCGAGGGGTTCGTCTCGTACCACCGCTCGCGGTCGTCGATGTCTCCTATCTCTGGCACGCTCCACTCCGCGTAGGCGATGCCCTCGGCGCCGGACAGCGCGCGGTCGCGGATGCGGCGCGCGACGACGCCGGGCGCGCTCTCGTCGGGCGGCGTGCCGGTGTAGAGAATCTGCGGGTTGCTCGACGCCGACAGGCACGGCATGAAGGATGCCTGCTGCTCGTCGGTCAGCTCCTGGTCCTCGTCGAAGACGAGGAGGTCGGCGTGCTGGCCTCGCCCGCCGTTGCGCGTGCGGGCGAGGAACTTTATCTTGCCTCCGGCTTTGAACTCGATTGCCTCTCTGCCGAGCGCCGTGCGGATGGCCTTCAGGTACTTGTGGAACTTCCTCTGGTCGAAGAACGACGCCATGTCCTCGAACGTTTCCGTCGAGGTCTTCTGGAGGTGGCTCGTGTAGAGCACCAGCTCGTTGAGCGCGAACGCGCCCCAGTTCATGCGCGGCTCTGTCGTGCCAAGCGTCTTGCCGTTCTGTCGCGGCACGTGCTCGCCGCACGACTTGGCGGCCCACCTGCCGTAGGCGTCCACGCCCAGCCACGAGCCGACCACGATGCGCTGCCAGTCGAGGAAGCGGAAGCCGCCCGCCTCCATGAGGGCGCGGCACTCCTCGAAGCGGTTGGAGACGGCGGGGGGCTGCGCGAACCTAGTTGGCTCTTGACGCCCGCGTCTTGGCAGTGCCGGCGAGGATGGCGTCGAGGTCTTCATCACCGTCCTCCACCTCCTGCACGCCCAGCATCTCGCAGAGCTGCTTCAGGGCCTTCGTGTAGCTCGACATGAGCGAGTTGTAGCCGTCGAACGCGGGGTTCTTCCTGATGCCCCGCTGCCCGCCGCCGTTGTCGTAGGGTATGGCAACCGAGCTGCGGCCTATGACCTCGCGGGCGTTCGCCAGCTTGGCCTCCATCCACAGCACGTTCTCCGCAAGCTCCACCGCGCGGGCGCGGGTCGGCTCGGGCATGGACGCGCAGATGGCCTCGGCGCGGGAGCGGGCGTCACTCATCCGGCATCGCCTTCACCGCTGCGATCACGTGGCGTGTGGCGAGCGCATAGACGATGGTCTCCCAGAGCGACTTCAGCACCACGCCGGAGATGAAGGTCTCAACGAGCACCGGTGCTGGAAGCACGCCCCAGAATGCCGCGATGGAAAAGATTCCCATGTCCAGGCTCTCGCCGACCACGGTGGAGAGGATGCAGCGCAATCCGAGACGGCGCTCGCCGTCCCGGTCGTGCATGACCTGCATGATGTAAGAGTTCGCGAGCGAGCCGACGATAAAAGACGCGAAACTCGCCGCCATGGTGCGCGGCACCGCGCCAAGAAGCTGCTCGAAGGCCGGCTGCATCGTGAATGACGGGATTCCGGGTGCCGCGATGGCGGCAGTGAAGACTGCCACGGCAAGGAACCCGACTGCGAAGGTCATGAGCGACACGAAGCGCGCAACCTTGAAGCCCCACACTTCGGCCACGAGGTCGGAGGAGATGTAGGTGAAGGGGATGACAAATGTGGCGCATGTGAGCGCGACGCCGAAGAGCTCCGTCTGCTTGTTCGTCACGATATTCGATACGATGATGCATCCTGCGCTGATTGCCATGCAGGCGAGAAGCACTAGCTGCTTCTTGGGGATGGTTTTCATCTAGCCTCCATTTGTTTTGCAAACCTTGCCCACTCCGTGAAGTTGTGGACGCAGGCCTCGCGAGTCTTGACCTTCTTTGACTTCGGCACCTTGTGCTTTAGGAGCCTCGACCCGTCGAACTGGTATATGCAGCCGCTGAGGTTCCCGTAGAGCCATGCGGTGCTGTCAACCGAGTCAAATCCGGTGTTCGAGAGACCGTCGAGCTTGGTGTATCCGAGCCCGTGGATTTTTGCTCCGTAGCGGTGCGCGGTTTGCGTAAACCAACCGACCGACCTCGACAGCTGCTTTCGGATGTCGGTGGTTCCGATTGCGACGTACGGGTATCTCTCGCACATGGCCTCGAAGCCCTTCGCCTTGCGGCACGGGTGCCAGACCGGTATCGGCGTCTTGCCGGTCTCGCGCTCTATCCAGTCGGTCGTGTGTCGTACCCAGTCCGTGCCCTTCACGTGGTCGATGTCGACCTCAAAGTAGTGGGTCACGTCGTGGGTCGCAACAAACTCGGCGTATCTGGACACGTACCGCCTTAGCTCGTCACCTCCAAGGCTTCCCTTCCGAGAGATTGCGAGGGTGAAGGCGCCGGAGTCGAGCATAAACCTCTTGAAGTCCGCTATGTGCTCAACCTGCCACGACGACAGGTAGTAGTAGGACTCAAGCAGGTTGACGTGATGGGACAACCCCCCCCCCGGTTCGGTTTCGTTCGAAAAGCGCGTCCGTCAGGTAGCAGCTCAGCGCGTAGGTCCCGGCAAGATAGACGATCACAGCTCAAACGTCTTCCCGCAGTGCGGGCACGTCACGACTTTTGGCTTGTCCTCTGAGTTTGTGTCGGAGCTTTCTCCGTCGTAGTCCTCGAAGAGGCTGTCGATGTCGTATCCATCAAGTGACTGACCGGGCGCGAAGCCGAATTGCTCCATGTCGAAACCGGCCAGCCCGTCCAGCTCCTGCGCCAGAAGCTCGCTGTCCCACTCGGCCAGCTCGCCAACGCGGTTGTCCGCGAGGCGATAGGCGGCGCACTGCTCGGGCGTGAGGTCGCTTGCCACGACCACGGGCACGTGCGTCATCTCCAGCGCGAGCGCGGCCTTGTAGCGCGTGTGGCCGACCACGATCGTGCCGTCGGCGTCCACGACGATGGGCTGCTTCCAGCCGAACTCGCGGAGGCTGTTCGCCACGGCCTGCACGGCGCCGTCGTTGCGGCGCGGGTTGTCCTCGTAGGGCCGCACGTCTGCGATGGGCGCGTACTTGACGCGAAGGTTGGCTGGAATGGTGACCACCCCTTATTTCCTAGTGATTCGTGTGTAAATCGGCGCTATGCCCGCGGGCGCGCCGTAAGTACCCACCACCGGGTGTGGTGGGTGGGTGTTATAGAAGCCTGTCGCCCTTGGCGTCGTTGCATTCTCCGCACGCGAGTCTCGAGGCGCACCGCCTCGCGTTTGATCTCCACGTTATGCAATTCGCACCTGGGTTCTTCGCACCGAAAGAAGACGAACCCCGCCACCGGTGCGAAGAGCGACGGGGTTCTCGTGTCTTATGAAACGGGAGCTACCCGTTGTCACCTATCTTGCGTGCGCCTCTCACAGCGCCCCGCTCGACCTCTTCGGCCTCTTGATCGGCGTCGCGCGCCTCGCATGCCTCACCGACCTCGCAGCCTCGCAGAACTCGGCGGGGCTTCGCCATCCGCCGAACCTCTCGCGCGCCTCGCGCCTTACCGCCTCGACCTGCGCCACGCTTCGGTTCCCGCGCCACTGGTTGCAGCATCGGTGCGCTCCCGCCACGTTTCGCGGGTCGGTCGGGCTTCCGCCCTTGCTAACCGGCACCAGCTCGTCGAGCTCGAAGCTCAACGGGTCGCCTGCCTTGCGCATGGGGTCGATGGGAAGCCCGCATATCCAGCAAGGCATGCCCATGGCCTTTACCCTCGCGGCGAGCGCCCGCCTCCTCGCGCCGTTCGCGTAGCGCGGGTTGGCGGCTCCCCTGTTGGTCATCGCCTGCCGTCCATGGGCGAGCCGTGGTTGGCGAAGCACCACTCCATGTCCGGGTCGCGCACCGGCTCGGCCTCCCACGTGCCGACAGGTACGCCGACGGGACAGCCGAGCGCCCTGAGGAACGCCATGCTGACGGCGTTGCCCCATCGGCGGTAGGCTCTGACGGCGGACGTAAGGATGTACGACCTGCTGACCATAGCGCACCGCCTTTCGGGCAAAAGAAAAGCCGCCCGCAGGCGGCTCTCCGTGGTTTCGACCTCTTACCATATTAGCGGTAAAAGGCGCTCAAAAACGCTCATCTTGGGGCGGCGTTCGGTATCGGGTCGCGCCTCCACTCCTCTGGCATCGCGTAATATATCTCGCGCAAGCCCTGCTCGGCTATCCGCCTTGCCGACTGTTCGCTGTAGCCGACCTTCCTGCCAACCGCAGCCCACGTCATGCGCTCCACGCGGTGAAGCCACACGCACCACCTGGCCATGTGGGCTGGCGAGCATATGCGCTTCGCCTCTTCCAGATCGTCGGCCATGGCGGCGTACTCGTCGCTCCACCTGTCGCGCAGCTCCATGAGCTTCGCCACGCCGTCTGGCATCCTGTCCTTGGAGCATCCGCCCGAACGCGTGCTCGACGGGTCGTAGCCCATGAGCGTGAGCCTCGCCTGCTGCATCGCGATGTCTGCCTCTATCGCCCGCAGGCTGTCCCCTATGGACGCTATGTATCGCAGCCATTCGTATGTGCAGTAGCGCATGACCTCGATGTCGTGCATAAGCCCCCCTGTCGAATTGCGGCTTTTCTTATCGCAATTATGCCATAATCGCATGTCGATAACCAACGGCAAAGGAGACGAGAACCAGACCGACGATGACCAGGCATCCGCTGGCGTTCTTCTCTTCCTCTGACAGCATGATCTTCTCTCCTATCCCTCGTAGGGGCGCTTCACCTCGCGCCCCTCGTTGTCGATGTACCAGACGTACGCGGGCGCTCCAGGCAGAAGCTCACCGCCTCTCTCTGGGCGGGCCACATCTCCGGAACGCTCATGACTCCACCCCCAGCGCCTTGCGCTTCATCGGTTCCCCTATCACTTCTTCGAGCGCGACAAGCCGCGCGTAGTAGTCTGGCAGGTGCTCCCGCATAGCCGACAGCTCCTTCAGGTTTTTGTTTCGGCAGCACCAGCAGCTCACGCGGTCGAGCACGTCGTACAGCCTCACTCCGCCCTCGCTCCACTCGTTGCCGCGCTCGTAGCACAGCGCAAGGCAATCCGCTTCCGTCATGCCCCACTCGACCAGAGGCAGACGCTTCCATCCGGGACGCTCGCGCTCGATGCGCCGCGTCTCGTCGGCGGCGATGCCCACGTACACCGTGGCCCCGCGCTCCTTGGCGTAGCGGTCGAGCGCACGGGTCTTCTCAGTCGTGCCCCACCTGCACGGCCCGCCGCACCAGCCGTATCCGCGTCGGTGTACCTCTCCGGTGGAACGGCTGCGCACCGGGCGCGCCAGCATCGAGTAGAAGAACGGCTCGCGCGGTCGCAGCTCCGTGTACTTGATGCCGTGCTCGGCCAGCATAGGCAGCATGCGGTCGCGCTCTCTGTAGATCGCGTCGAACTCGGCCCCCGTGTCGTAAAAGACCACCTCGTCCGGTGGGCATCCCTTGTCGATCATCATGTGGAGCATGGCGGTGCTGTCCTTGCCCCACGACACGCTTGCGATAACCCAGCCGCTCATGACTCCACCCCCAATGCCCCGCGGATGCGGCGGGCTATCTCTTCAGGTTCCCACTCACCGCTGTGCAGCCAATCGTTGTAGCCCACGCGGTCCATCTCGTCCGCCAGCGCCAGCAGCGCGTCGCGGTCGATGCCGGTCAGCTCCACCGCGGCGTCATGGACCAGCTTCTCAAGCCGCTCGCCGTCGACCTTGACCTCTGCCACGCACCTGACCTCCGGCTCGCCCGGCTCTATGAGGTCGGCGAGGCGGGCTAGGCCGTCCCTGATGCGCTCCTCACTGCGCGCTGTTATGTCCATGCCGAAGAGCGTGCCGTTCAGCCAAAACCTCCCGTGGGCGTCGCTCACGACGTCGTATCCGCCGCGCAGCCTCGCCGCCACCTCGCGGCGCTCGTCGTCAGTCGCCATCCTCGTCTCCCTCCTCGGCTATCGGCACCCGGATCTCGGCGTGCCCGACTTCGACCCCGAGCCGCCTCAGGCGCCCCACGAGCGCCACGGCCCTCTCGATCTCCTCCACCGTGCCCTCGACCTCGTGCTCCCCGCACCGCAGCCACAGCTCGCCGGACATGCGCTCCACGCGGATCGACAGGGTGCTGTGGCCCCTGTCCTGCCTGGTGTTGCCCAGCCAGTCGCGGTACTGGCTGCCCACCTCCATCTCGACGCAGGTGCTGAGGCCGTAGCCGACCCACTGCGGCTCCCCGTCCGCGATCTCCTCGCCGTCCAGATCCACCGTGCGCAGCCATGACGCGTCGGCGTCCCCTCCGGCCAACCTCTCCATGGTCAGCTCCCACCACTCGCTGGCTCGGAATTCCGCCATGGAACGGTATTCGGCCACGGTCTCGTTCTTGACATTGCAGGAGAACGAGTTCCCGTTCATCTTCACGTCGCAGATCACGTGGGTGCTCTTGTACACCCGCACGCAGCATGAGGTCGGCACAACGTGCCACGACACACTGTCGATCGCCCCCACCTCGGGGGCGGCCCCCTTGCGAACGTTCTCGTACCTCAGCTGGCCGTCGAACCATTCTTCCGAGGTCTCTCGCATCAGCCACAGGTCCTCGAACGTCCTGGGTTCCATGGTCTCCTCGCTCATACCCCCTCCTCGATGACGCGCGCCCCGCAGTGCGGGCAGTAGTTCGGCATGAAACCCGGAGTGAACTCGCTCGACTCCCCGCATTCGCTGCATTCGAAGTCACGGCAGCTTGGAGGATTGAGATTGCGGCACGTCCGCTCTGCGCGTCGGTTCCAGGCTGATATGGCGTCCTCTCGCGTGTCGCAATGGTTCTCATTGTGAAACGACGTCTTGCACATGTCGCAGAAGACGCTCCACTCCCCGTACTCATCCTCTTGGAGCACGTACAGTCCATTGCTTGACCCGCAGCATGGGCATGACTTTAGCTCTTGCATGCTTCCTCCTTGATTAGCGCGCTCCTCCGCTCGCCGCCGAAGAGCGACTTGCCGTTGTTCGCCCAGTACCAGCCTGTCGGTGCGGTCTGCGCGCCGACGGTGCGCTTCCATCCTTCGGGAAGCTTGTCGAGCTTGGGGATGGCGGGGTCGCTGAGAATCATCGAAGCTTTCGGCATTGCCCATCATCCCGCCTTGATGCCCACGCACAGAAATCTTCGGGCTCGACATCGGCCCCCTCGCTGTATGCCCCCTGAATCGGCCCGAACAGGTGAGCGTGACAAGCTCGGTCCCGAGGATGCTCTTGCTTCTGTGCTCCATCGCGTACTTGCAGTCCCGGCACCGCACGAAATAGACCCTACCATCATCAGACACCGAATATCTGCCCTCGTAGCCTTGAACAGGCTTCATCTGGGTTTTCCCCTTCATCGACCGCATCGATTCTCACCCCTAACCACCGCATCACATTTACTGCCATCGAATTGCCGAGCGCCTTGTACCTCGGCGTGTCGGGGCACTCCTCGGCGGGCTTGCCCCGGTACGGGATCAGCGTCCAGTCGTCCGGGAAGCCCTGCAGCCGCTCGCACTCGGTGGGCGTGACGCGGCGCACCGACACGCCGTCGGAGACGACGGGGGCGCCATTGCAGGCTCTGGCGAGCAGCGTCGGGCACTTGTCCGCCATGACTTCCGCGCCCGAGCTGGCGGACGCCATGCACACGAGCGGCGGCGAGGCCGAGGCGCAGAGCGGGTGGCACGCATCGCCCCACTTCGGCCTGCTCCCGTTCTGCCGGCTCGTCACCTGCGTGGAGTCGAACGGCAGGCAGCGGACGCCAGGGCCGCCTCCAGCTCCGGCGGCAAGCTCTTGCCTCTTCTCTCTGCTCGAAGGAGAATCCCACGGCATGCCTCCGCGCTCAAAAAGTACTTCGCAGGGACCGTCCGGGTCTCCAAGGTGTCCGACAAGGAACACACGCTCGCGTCGCTGGGCCACGCCGAAGAACTGCGCGTCCAGTACTCTCCATGCCAGACCGTACCCGAGCGCATCCAGGCTTTCGAGCAGGCATCTGAAATCCTCCCCGTGCGATGACGAGAGCGCTCCCGGGACGTTCTCCCAGAGCAGCCATTCAGGACGGAGCTCGCGTACCGCTCGAACGTACTCCCACATGAGTCCTGAGGCTCCGTCGAGCCCGGTCCTGCTTCCCGCGATCGAGAACGACTGGCAGGGGCTTCCTCCCACAACGATGTCTGGCCGTCCGAAGTCACGTACAGCCTCCTTCCAATTGATTTTCGTTATGTCCCCGAGGTTCGGGACGCTCGGGAACCTTTCTTCCAAGACGCGGCAGCAGAACGGCTCGATCTCCGAGAACGCCACGGGCTCCCAGCCGAGCGGCCCCCACGCCACGGACGCGGCCTCTATGCCGCTGAAAAGAGAGACGTACTTCATCGCTCGCCCCTCTCTCGCTCGGCCAGCGCGCGGCAGCGCTTCTTGAGCTTGGCTACCTTCTTGCGCAGCTTCTCGTTCTCTTCCTCCAGCTCCTTAACGCGGCGAATAATGTCTTTCTTCGCTTCTTCGTCGCATCTGGCTGGTTCGAGCGGGCAGTTCGCGCAATCGTAGTTCGCGCCGAAGTATTCGCACACGGTCTTCTCGGCGTCGTGCTCAAGGCGCTCCCAGGATTCGGGGCGCTCGTGGGTGAGCTGGTCAGGGTCGAGTCCCGTGACTGCGCCATCGTCAAGCCGAAGCTTCACAGCCTGGTACTCACCAGGCCCGGGAAGCCCGATGACGGTGAACTCGACGCCATTGCCGACGTGCCACACCGTCTCCCCCTCGCGCAGCGGCCTGCCGTCGGCGGCGAGGACGGGCAGCTTGTGCGTCAGTTCGTCAGCGCAGTAGAAAAAGAACCCTTCGCCCTCTTTCTCGCACTTGATGTGCTTGAACCCGCATTCGCGGGAGTCGGCATCGACGACGCGCATAGGCTCCATGTCTCGCGTGCCGCACACCGTATCCCCCACGTGAATCTCCACCCCATCAGCATCGAGAACCTTTGGCTTCCCGACGTGAATCTCTTTAACGCCCTTGATGATGCCGTCGTGGCTCATGACCTCGCACGCGCCGTTGCTGTAGATGCACACGGCTTCAAGCACGCCGAGCGACGGCTCATAGCCGGTCACGAAGTCTACCGGTTGACCGTCAACTATCGGCCACGACAGCCCATCGGGCATGAGGCGTCCGGCCATGTCCTTCCGGCACGCCTCGCATGCTTTCGCGGACTCCTCGTCCACCATGTCGGCGACCCTGCGCACCACGTCGCCTATCATGCCGCCCTCCATTCCTCGCATGCCTCCCCGTCGCCGTCCACTGCCTCGACCTGCATCTCGCCCGCGAGCAGGAAGCACGCGGCCTCCGTCTCCGCGCCGCGCACGACCTCGCCGCACAGGGCGCACGCGCCGCATGTATGCCCCTCCCAGGGGTCGGGGGCGTTCCACGGGGCGCGGGGGTCTTGCTCCCACACGCCGTCAGGGTATCCTCCGCACGTCACCGCGACACCTCCCCCAATGCGTCCTCGTACGCCTCGCGCAGCTCGCGGTGGAAGAACGCCATGAAGTCATCGGCCGTGACGCCCTTCGGCAGCATGTAGGTCTTCACGACCTCCGACGCCCACTCGCCGAATGGGACGGGCGCGCCTTGCCCGTCCGTCGCCTCCGCCATGTAGGTCAGCGCCACCTTGTCGAAGAACGCGCGCCGCATCCCCGCGACGATAGAGGCCTCCGTCGTTCCGCGGACCTTCCCCGCCTCGCGCTCGAGGTCGGCAATCCTCTCCTCGGCCTCCGCCTTCTCGGCATCGAGCCGCGCGATCTCTGCCTCCGCCTCGTCCAGCCTGGCAATGACGTACTGCTCGCAATTCGATATGTCCATCAGCGATCCTCCCGTATCTCGGTCTCCGACCTTCCGTCGGAGAGAACCCATCTTCCGCGCCCGTAGAGGGCGGGGGAATGCGGCTCCACGCCGTGCGACAGGAGCCATCCCGACTCCCACAGCTCCCCGTCCTCGGGCGCGTCCCACTCCCACCTGACGCGCAGCAGCCCGGAGTGGAGCCCGCCGTGGCATCCGGAGGCGTTCCCCCGCCCGCACACCGCCACGAGCGCGGATTGGAGCGGGAACCACCCCCATTCCGTCCGCATGACGCGGACTCTCCCTCCGCCGCCCAGACCCTTGGGGGCTGCGTGGTGGGCGTTCTCGGCGGGCTTCCCGCAGAAGGGGCAGAGCGCCCCCTCGTCGATCTTCGTGCGGTCGCCCTCGCCGACGTAGCGCGCCCCGATGTGCGGCATGCCGTAGAGCGCGGCCCTCTCGAGCGAGTGTCCGTTGAGTTGCCCCATCGAGATCATCTGAGCCTCCTGTCCGGCCCCGTGACCTCGATGCGCTCGCACGCCCCGCCGAGGCGCGAGGCGATGCGCATGCCGGGCATGCCGCCCCAGCGGTCTCGAAGCTCGCCCAGGCTGAAGTTGCTCGTGACGATGGTGGGAAGCCCAGATGCAACGCGGGCGTCGATGAGGCCGGTGATGGTCTCCATAGCCCACTCCGTGGGGCGCTCCACCCCAAGGTCATCGAGGGCGAGGAGGCGGTAGCGCTCGGCGCGGTGGATCGTCCCCTTCTCCCCTCCGTCCCACTCGGCCTTCACGGCATCGAGCAGAGCCTTGGCGGTCACGAGGCGGGCGCCCCATCCGGCCATGACGGCCATCCTTACGGCCGCTGCGGCCGCGTAGGTCTTGCCCCTGCCAGGAAGCCCCCAGAGGTACGTCCCACGGCCGTCCCTGGCGCGGCGGTACGCCTCCTCTCCCACGGAGCACGCCGCCTCGGCGTAGGTGCCGCGAAGCCCGGCCTTGCGAAGGCGGCTCTCGATGATCTGCCGCCTCATCTCCCGGTACTCGTCCGTCTCCTCGAACGGCACGGGCTTTGCCGGCGCAACGCCCTCGGGAGCCTTGAACCCCTTCAGCGCCTCAGAGAGCCGAGTACTCATCGCTTCCTCCCTTCTTCGTCTCCCGGCAGTCGCGGCGCACCCAATCGCGCACCGACGCCTTCCAGTCCCTCATCGCGTTACGCCCCACCTTCCAGCCGTTGGCGGTGTAGTAGTCGATGAACCGCTCGGCGTCGAAGCCCCCGGGGTCTAGCCCCTTCTGCTTCGCATACGAGTCCGCGTAGCCCCGAACGTCGGCGAGGGCGGGTGGTGCGAAGCGCCTCACACCCTTGGTCTGGCTTGGTTTGGCTTGGTCTGGTTTGGTTTGGCTTTCGGTTTTCGCCGCGTTTCCCGAAACCGGGGGTTTTGCAACATCGGAAACCACCGGTTTCTCGTTCTCAGAAACCTCCGGTTTCCGCGTCTCCGAAACCATTTCAAACGATTCGGAATCAGGCTCGGAAACCTCGGAATCCGTCTGGCTCTTGCGAGGCCGACCGCCCTTGGAGCCGCGCATGCGCGATTCCTTCGAGTTGTCGATGTCCTCCTTCAGGCTGATGAAGATGGCCTTCAGGAGGTACGGCAGCTCGATCTCCTGGCCGAACATGCCGTACATGCAGATCGCGTAGCAAAGCTCCTTGCGGTCGGCCTCGTTGAGCGCGGCGCACACGTCACCGAACTTCTCGAATATGGTGAACGCCGCCGCCATCGCTAGCGCTCCCAGTGATAGGCGCACATGCTGGCGTTGATGGTCACCGTGGCGTGATCGCCGATAATCGCTTCGATGACGTGGAACTGAAGCTCCTCCACCTCGGGGTGCTCGATGAGGTAGGCCATGGCGATGCGGCGCATCTTGGCCTCGCTCTCCTTTGGCTTGGCCACGGCGCCGCGCGTGCGCTTGGCGCGGGCGATGACGAGGTGCGCGATGCCGCCGTTGTTGGCCACGATCTGCGCGGAACCCTCGTCGCACGAGAAGCCGCCCTCATCGATGTTCTCGAAGCCAAGCTCGCTCAGGTAGCGCACCGCTGCGAGCATGGCGATTGAGTAGGTGATTTCCTGCTCGGGCATGTGTCCCCTCCTTAGAACGGAATGTCCTCGTCGTAGTAGTCCTGCGCCGGCTCAGCGGCGGGCGCCGAGTCGCTGCGCGCCCCTCCGCTGAAGTCGATGTCATCCGCGATGACCTCGAGCCGGCTGCGCTTCTGGCCGTCCTTCGTCTCCCACGTGCTCTGGCTCAGGCGCCCGTGGAGCGTGACGTGCGTGCCCTTGGCGAGGTACTTTGCGACGGCCTCGGCGCGCCTGCCGAAGATGCTCACCTCGACCCAGTTCGGCTTGTCCTCCCAGGAATCGCCGCGCTTCACTCGGGTGTTCACGCACACGCTGAAGCTCAGCACCTGCATGCCGCTCTTGGTGGCCCGAAGCTCGGGGTCGCGCCCGAGGTTGCCGCTGATGGCCACGCTGTTAATGCTCATTTCCGGCCTCCTTCCGCGCCTTCGCCTCGGCGCTCTGCCTCTCCATGTCCCGCAGGTAGGTGCCGAACTCCACCAGCTGCTCGTCCGTGAGCTTGTCCATGGAATCGACGTCGTACTTGGCGATCATGTACGCCTCGGTGGCGCCGGCGTTCATGCCGTTCTGGATGCACTTGGCGGAAAGCTCCGCGCAGCGCTCCAGCATCTTCTTGCGCTTGTCCACGGGGTTCGGCTCGGGGCGCTTGGGCGCCTGCTGCTCCTGCTTCTTCGGGCCGGTGTCCCCGTCGGTATCGTCCTCGCCGGCAAGCCCGAAGGCGGTGAGCAGCGAGTAACGCCTCGCGTACGTCTCCCGCTTGCCGAACTCCTGCGGGTCGCTGTCGTACTCGAAGGGCTTGGTGTCCAGCACCATCTGGGCGCCCTCGCGGAAAACGACGGTCTGCACGCGCATGCGCCCGTCATCGGTCATGCCCGTGGGCTGCGTGATGAAGATTCCGCGCTCGTTGAGCGGCTTCTTCACGATGTCGAGCACGTTGTCCAGGGTGGCGTACTTGTACGTCTGCCAGCCCTTCTGGCCGTCGCGGTTCTTCTTGGGGTTCGGCATCTCGGCCTGCGCCTCGGCGAGGAGCCTGATCAGCGCCGTTGTGGGGTTCTCCTGCTCCTGAACGGTATCCTCGGCCATCTACTCCACCTCCCCGTCGAGCAGGGCAACGGCGTCCATGCTCTGGAGGCGCGGGCCGAAGGCGCGGAGGACGTCCTCGGGCTTGCAGCCGCGCACCGCCGCGCTCTTTGCGGCCTTGGGGTTCCAGCCCGCCCACTCGACCACCTCGCCGGTGGGCTTGTAGACCACCTTCCCGCCGATAAGGTCGAACTGCTCCTCCCAGCCCTTCGCCGGGGCCTCCTGCACGAGGCCCACCTGGCGCAGGAACTCCAGCGCGGCGCCCGTCTGCTCGGCGTAGATGTAGGGAGCGGCCTTGCTGTAGCTGATGCCCACCTCGCCGACCTTCTCGCCGCCCACGAGAATCGCCTTGCGGTCGGTTCCGTTCTCCGCGTAGGCGTCCATGATCTCGGCGCGGGCCTCGTTCTTGGCCTCCTTCAGTGCCGGCGCAACGCGCTTGTCCAGAGCGGCCAGGAACGCCAGCCTCTCGTCCTTCGTGATTTCCATGGTTATTCCTCCTCCGTGTATGCGTTGACATCGAACATCTCGTTCTGCGCGGGCTCTATCGACAGGAACACGCTCTGGCCCGTGAGCCTCGACAGCTCCGGCAGCAGCCCAACGCTCTCGGTGCTCAGGCTGAAGACCATCTGCGTGCCCCGCAGGGTCACCGTCATCTTCGAGAACACGGCCTTGCAGTCAGCTACGACAGACATGGCTCTCACCCTCCTCGTTTGCGGCCGGCGGCTGCCAGTCGCTCATCGGTTGCCTTCTCCGGGTGCCATCCTTCTTCTCCTCAATCAGGTGGTAGGCGATGCCCCCCGGAACCTTCTCCGCCATGATCGGGAGCGCCCCGACCGACGTTGCGTAGTCGTAGAGCTCGTTCCATTCGCCGACTCCTATGAGGCCGCCGAGCTTGCACTGGATGAACACGAGCGAGCCCTTGGCGAAGCAGTAGATGTCGGCGGGTGACTTCGATGCTGGGGAGCGGACGGCCAGATAGCCCTTCCCCTGCATGTCCTTCATCACCGCGTACTCGAAGTCGCGGCCCCGACGGTACTTGCTTGTCTTCGGGTGCTTCGCCGCCACCACCTCATCGTACTCCTCGGGGAAGTTCCTGCGCATGCAATCGATGAAGTGCTGTATGTCGTAGTGCCTCCGGCGGCAGAACTCCGTGACGCCGAGCCTCTGGCGCTTGAACCCGTCCCAGATGCCCTGCACCGCCTCCCTTGGCATGTCCTCCCACACTCGCAGGTATCGGCGTTTGCAGTTCTTGTCGGTGAGTCCCAGTGCGCCCGCCTTGCGGCAGATGAACTGCTTCGTGCGCCCCATCTCGTCGGCGAGAACCTGCAAGGCCCCGGCGTCGCGGTACGGAACGTATCTCTCGGCCAGATACTCCTCGTCCTCCTTGGTGAACAGGTTCTGGCTCGTGTCGATTCCCATCCTCTTGAGGCGCTCGTGCACCGACTGGCCGCACATGCCGAACTCGGCCGCAACCTTCCAGATGTTGCCGAGCCTCCCGTAGGCCTCGCGGAGCTGATCGTCCGTGGCCTTCTTCCGATAGCTCATCGGAGCACCGCCGTCGTGTACTGGTCCGCGTCGCTTCTGGCCACGCGCATGCGGATCTCGGGGTCTCGCTCCATCGCGATCCTGGCGAGGTACGGCGAGAAGTGGTTGGGAAACTCCAGGCCGAAGACGATGCGCATGCCGTAGAGGCATCTGTTAGGGCTGGCCTTGCCGTCGTGCGTCCTGGCGCACTCCTCGCGAGCCGTCCGCATGTACCATGCGAACTCGTCCCGGTGCGTCTCGACCCAGCGCCGCGCCTCGCGCATCCTCTGCTCGCCCTTCGGGTCTAGACCCGGTATCGCGATCTGGTTGCTCGGCGGGTCTCCATGCTTCTTCATGCGACCGCCCCCTGCACCGCCGCGAGCGCCGCGTCCATGGCCGGGACGACCCATAGCCACAGAATCGCCGCGAATGCGGCGCACGACGCGAGCGCCCCCGCCGCGAACCACGCGGCCGCCGACGTGCGCCGATCTTCGCGGCGTGCTACGATACGTCTGGCCGTTCGGCCTTTCCGGGCGCTTGCGACGTGGTGGTTGGGAGCGCCCGGTCGCGTCTTCATGTCGATCACTTCGTCTCCTTCCGTGTTTCCCCTGATGGTCGGCTGTACGCGTTTCATACGCGCTTTTTCATTTGACGCGCTCTTCGGTAAGCCCAGCCAGATAGTCAATAGAGCAGCCATACAGCTTTGCGAGCGCGATGGCATCAGGCAGAAGCGGTGAGCTTTGGCCGCGCTCCCACTTCCCGATAACGTCTTCTGAGCGGTGAATCTTTTCGCCAACCTCCTTACGGCTAAGTCCAGATCGCTTACGCTCTGACACAAGATTGTTTCTCATAGCTCATCCTTCCACACAGGTTTCTCGCGTCTATATCG